AAAGAGGCTGCGGCTTTGGTGCCGGTGGGGTAAAATGTTATTTGCCGACCCAGCCGTTTGCTCCTGAGCCGGATTCTTTGACGTAATAGCTGGACCCGGAGCCGCCGTCTGTGCGGTGGTAGGTTGCGCCCATTGGAGCGGTGACTACGGATTCAGGACTGCCAGAACCAAACCGCTGATAGAGGGAGCTAATTGGAGCAAACGCCGAATCATCCGCCAGCCTAATATCAACCCCGGTCCCGTTGCGTTTGATCGCGGGAAATGCGGAGGTGGTGCCACCTAGTTGGAGTCTGTTCAGGTCGGTGGTTGCTCCGTTTGTAATCCGAAGGACGCCATCACTAGGGGAAAATAAAGCTAATTGAGAAGTTCCCCCATAACTCCCACCCGTGAGATTTATTGCAACAGCATTGGCAAGCTGAAAGACACTGGTCGATCCCGTTCCCGCATTGATTCCGCTACCAGCATAAATCGTCTTCGGCCTATTTGCCCCACTCGCGCCGATGTCGTGAATATTGTCTACTCCAGCAAGCAAATTACCTCCATTAATAACCCAGTTGAAATTACCATTAGGAGCCGTTCCAATACCAAAAACATTACCATTTCCACTCAATGCTAAATTACGACCACCCCCGGTTCCAAGTTGTTCACCCGCAATAACAAATGCCGCGTAGTTTGCAACTTCGTATCCGATTTTAAGCCGCGAGTAATTAGTCGCATCTGTATAAGTGTTATAAATACGCAGGGTCTGTATTGCGCTCCCGTTCCGCTGGGCTAGGATTCCGGCGGCGTCTCGCTGAATAAACAAATCTGGAGCGTCTGATGCAGATGCGTGGGCCCATGATAGCGGCCAGTTTCCGTGCAGTGTCAGTCCACGGCTACTATCTCCGCTGTAGATGTAGGATGTCCCACTGATCGCAAGCCCAATGCCAGGGGCAGTTGCTCCGTTGCTACTGAAAAGTCCAGTCGTTGCACCCTGAGTCCCGAATCTAATGGCGGTTGAAGTGGCAGAGCCTACGGGAAGCGTTAAAACTCCAGTTTTATCCACCTTAAACAAACTCCCCCCAGCAAACGTCCCAAGATCAATCAGGTTGGCTGTTGTCCCTGAATTGGTATTTACTACCCTCCCATAGATCAGCGAGGGGTTGCCGGTCGTGTTCCATGTAGTAGCCAAATCAACCAGACTCGTCGCCTGCGTCCCGGTCAGCGATTGGCCGGTCAGGGTTTGGGCCAGGAACGTCGGCGCGTCCGTTTGGCCGAGGCCGATGGCGGTGCGGAGCGTTGGCGCGTCAGCAGTCGAGAGCAGCGCCCGCCCATAGGCCGTAGTCGTCAGCGCAGCGATCGCCGTCAGGTCAGAGTCCAGCGGTTGATACCCCGCCGCCACTGCCGCCGTCGTCGCATAGGCAGCCAGATTTTGGTCACCGGTATTCGTCCCGGTATTCGCCGTGTAAATCTCCGTGAAGTTATCATTCACCTTCCCGAATGCCGTGCGGATAGGATCGCCCGTGCCGTCGTTGGCAGCAGCGCCGATGTTGATGGTTTGCTTTGCCATAGTTTTAGGTGTGGTCAGCGGTCTGCAGCGTCATGTCGGCGGTGAAGTCAGTGGTATCAGCCGTGAAGGCGTAGCCAGTCGCGTTGATCGCGTTATTGGTGAAGGTCGCGGAGATGATCACCTCGGCCGGCCGGGATGGCGGCAGGGGCAGAGCGCTCGTGATGTCGTAGATAAAACCATTCCAGCTGATCCGGTCCCGTGGATTCAGGTTATCCAGCGCTGATTGGTAGCGGACCGAAAAAACCTGCTCCGCCGTGGCATCCCTTGCCGACCCATTGGTCGTCTCCTTGCCGCTCATCGTTTGCGCGTGCGCCCACACCGTCGCCAGTGTGGCCCATGTCTGGGTCACAGAGCCTTGAGCATCCACCGACTCTGTGGCCCGCTCAATCGTTATTCTGGCATCTCTGCGTCCGATAGGGGTCATTTCACCGCCCCCTCCCAAGGCACCCGAAAAGAATCGATCAACCAATCCAGTGATTTCGGAATCTCCGTAATGGTCGCCCCAGAAATCACCATCTCCCGCCGCTCAAAAAGATGGGCCGTGTAAAGCAGGATAGCGTGCCTCAGCGGCCCCGGCACATCAGTGGCCAGTGATCCATACCCGGCCCAGAACGTAGCCCGCCAGACTGCATCCTGTGTGCTTCTGGCCACATCCACATCGCTTGGCTGCTCCGTGATCCAGAGCAGCGCCGGTTCTCTCGCCGCCTGCCGGATGTTGTCAGCCCATGCCGTCCATGTCCCTGCCGCGTTCCGGTATTCCAGCAGAAAGGTCTCTGCCGCCATCAGCCTGGCGCGTGGCAGTTCCACCGGCAGGTTTGAGCTAGTGTCGCCTGTGATGTAGGCAATCCACCTCTGCCGGACAAAAGCCCTTCGGCATTCATTCTCAATCCGATCCCGCGCCGCCGTGATGCAAAGCCCGATCAGCGAATCCTCATCGCTGCCATCCACCCGCAGATGCTCCTTCGCTTGAGCCAGGGTAATCGGCTCAATCGCAGGTGCAGTGACCAGTTGGGAGATGGCAGCAGAAGGAATCATTTTTTCGTAGTCTTGGCCACTTTGGCAGGCTCTTCAGTCGGCACCTCAGCAGGCGCAGCGTAATCTTCCGGGACCACCCGGCCCCGGTTTGCCAGCATCAGCTCCACGGCCTGGTCATCAGTCACGGTCACCACGGTCCCCTCTGCAGTATGCTGGCCACCAATCAGGCAGTCAGAGTTGATCAGGAATTTCATAGCAAAAAAAGAAGAAGCGCCGGGGCGGCGACGTATCCCCGCCCCGGCTTATCATATGACCACCAACAAATTAAGCAGTGAGCGCATCGAGCATCGCGGCAAACGATCCAGCCCGAAGAACCGCGTTATCACCAAAGGCGGCCGCAGTGATGCGGACCAGTCCGGTGGTGTCGAGGCTGTAGGGGTTGACCTGAACGTCAAGACCACCCCACTGAGCGATAACCAAGTCAGCAAAATTACCGAAGATGATCGCGGAGCAAACCCCGGAGGAAGTGCCCTTGGTCAGGGTGGAGGAAACGCAGTTGGAAACCCCGGTCACGTAGCCATTGAGCGGGAGTTCAGGAGTGGTGCGGCTCCAGATTTTCTCGGCGTTGGTGCTGGCCTCGATGCTGATCTTCTTGAGCGATCCGCGCACCTTGGAGTTGGTCAGGTAAGCGAGGTTGCCGGTAGCAGCATCGTTGTTGGCCAAGGCGGTTTCGAGGTCCACGATGTTCGCCCAGGTTGCCGCCAAGCCGTTGGTGCCGCCAGCCACAGATCCAATGCCGGCAGTGGCCACGATCCCGGTAGGCTGACTGCTCGAGCCGGTGCCATGGATGACCGCCTTTTCCCAGATGATGGCGATCTCCTGCAAAAGGTTATTGCGAACCCAAGCCTCGATGCTTGGATCGGTCTGGAGGAGCAGTTGCTTGGACAGCTCCACATGGGCAGGGATGCGCTTAGGCGAGAGGGTGATCAGGCTGCTGGTTGGGGTGATCTCGGTGGATGCACCATTCTCAGCGGCAAACGCTGGCTTGGTGCTATCCCGGCCCATCTTGGGGAATGGGATGTTGCCCTGCAAACCAGAGAGGAACTGAGCGCCCAAGGTGCGGGTCACCATCGCCTCATAAAACGGATCAACGATCCCGCGCAAAGGCTCACGAGTCAGGGTTTCCAAGCCAGTGCCAGTGCCGCCAGCGGTCAGGTCGTTGCGGAAGCGGTTGGCAAACATCGTGGCCAAGACAGCGCGGGGAACGTGGCTCCCTTGGCTGGCCAGCTGCACTGCGTCCTTGGCACCCTGCTGCACCATCTCGGCTTCAGCACCAGAGAGCTTGCCACCAGCCAGCTGACCCACGATCAGGCGGCGGAAGCTGAAGCGCTCGGCATCAGAGGCATCCTGATTGGACAGGCCAGAGGCATCAAGGATCACCTTCCGCTTCTCAGAGTCAGGGACGCTATCAAGGTAGGCACCAAGCTGGCTCTGGGTTTCGAGGGCTTTGGCGGTGGCTTTGAGGCCATCCACCATGCCGTGGTATTCTTTAACCTTGGCCAGGTCAGATTCGCTCAAGCCATCTTTGGCTCCGGCGAGGATTTTGTCGGCATCAGCGGCCACGGCCTTGATCTTGGCATGGACGGCATCCAGCGGGCTGGCATCCATGGTCAGGAAGGTGAGGGAGAATGCCAAGACTGGCAGGACGATCAACGGTTTTTTATTCATGTTATTAGGGTGTTTGTTTGTTATCAGTTTGCGGCGTGTGCGGTGACTGTCGGACGGCCCATCTGAGCCACCAGCAGCCGGGCGGCTGCCAGACGCGCCACGGATTGGTTGTCTGGGGTCTCCGGGTCTTGATGCTCCGGCCTCCCCTTCAAAGTTTCGGATCGGTCAGCGAACCCGCGTTCCACGGATTCTGCCGCCGTCATGTAAGTCTCGGCATCCAGCCAGCCCTTGAGATCGGTTGGCTTCTGTCCAGTCCGCGCCTCGTAGGTATCGACAATAATCTGGTCGATGCTCTCTAGCGTCGAGGCAGTGCTAAGGTGGTCAGCGGCATTCCCCATCGTGATCGTCGAGGCCCGGTGGATCATCATCATCGCATTCCCGCCAATCACGATCTCATCCCCCGCCATCGCAATCACCGAAGCAATCGATGCCGCCAGCGCATCGATCTTAACCGTAATCTTGCGGTCATCCTGCCCCGCCTGCCATGCCACCAGAGCGTTGTAGATACCGACGCCCTCAAAGACATCGCCACCCGGTGAGTTGATCCTGACTGTGATCGCGGAATTGCTTGGCTCCAGTCCAGCCAGCCAGTCAGTCACAGATTGGTGGGTGATCCCGCCGCCGGTAAAATAGTCAGCACCGATCCGGTCATAAATCAGAAGCTCATGGGAAAGGGCCTGCGGTTTCTGAATCTTGGCAGCATTTTCCCACGCCGTCTTGAGCTTGGCGGGATCGCCAGAGCGGGTGCTGTCTGCCAGATTGGTGATGCGGTTGCGTTTGCGTTTCATCGGTCTTGAGATGGTTCGTCAGTGTTGTGCCGCTTGGGTGTGTGATCCCGACCGATGGTCGATGGGTTGTATGTCCCCCGCCGCTCCAGCTCCTCCTTGAAGTTGTCGCTCACGGCGTGCGCCCATAGTTCCACGCGCTCCTCTGCAGCCGCTTCTGGCTGCTTGATCTCATCGGCGTTGATCCTGATATCAGGTGGGGCCTGCGGTTGCGGCTGCGGCTGCGGTTGCCAGTGCATGACCAATGGCAGGATATTGACGGCGGTCTGCGCGGGTGCTGGCGCACGCGGTTCTGAGACAACTGATGCTGTCAGAATATCCGCCATATTCAGCTGGCGAACGTGCGTGTCGCCGCCCTCGATCGGGTCCAGGTCTTCGTATCCCCGCACCTCATTGATGCTGTAGATGCCGTTCTGCAGGCCTGTGCTGTAGGCAGAGAATCGTGCAGCAGCATCGCCCCGCAGCAGGCCGTTCAGGTTATGCTTCCAATAGTGGTTATCCTGCTCACCCGGCAGCAGCAGAGCACCCGCGAAAGCCTCCTCCCACCGTTTGCACCAAGGCAGGAACAGATCCTGCACTGCCTGAATCTGCTGCTGCTCGATGTTGGAAAAGGTCGCGTTATCCAGAATCCCCACCTTGTGCGGAGGCACGCCGAACACTTGGCAGATTTGCTGGTGCGTCCGTTTGGCGATCTCATCGAACTGGCTGCTATCATTCGCCGTCCGGGTCATCTCCATCTTGCCGCCACCTTCCAGCACCATCGTGCGGAAGAAGTTATCCACCCCCTGATAAGCAGAGTTGAGCTGATCTTTCAGTGCGTTCCGCTGCTGCTCCGTCAGGTTCACCCCCGGCGCCGCCGTGTAAACCATCCCCGGCCGCGATCCATTGGAGAAAAACCGGCTGGCATTCTCTTCCAGTGCTTGTGCCAGTCCAATCAGATTGGCAGAAAGACTGATCGGCCCCTGACCCTTCAGCCCATCCGGCGACATCCCCCGCAGGTGCAGCATCCGGCCAAAGCTGATCACCTTGCTACCGCTATCACTGGTCACCGTATAGCGCGGGAAATTCCCCACCATATCCATCGACACATTCCTCGTCCGCAGCGGGTAAATCTCCGCGATCCGGCCCGACCGATCGAAGACCAGCTGCGCGTAAGCGTTATGGTGTAGCGCCTGATTGAATGCCAGCGCATACCGCACATCACTGCTCACCATGATCGGGTTCGGCCGCGTCCGCATCACCCGCCGGGCAGGATGCCCCACGGCCGGCGTCCGGCTATCCCCATTCTGCACATAAAGTTCCAGCGGCAGCGTGCTGACAATCTGGGCGATGTAATGCACACAGGCATAGACCGTCGAGACCCCTAGCGCCGTCAGCTCATTCACCTTCGCCGCCAGCGGCCCGGTGCTACCCATCAGCGCCGCTAGGAACTCACTCCCCGGATTTGTCAGAGGGCTTTCATTCCGCATCGGCGCGAAGCGGGGGCGAATCCCAGTCTGGGAAACGCCTGCCTCACGCAGAGTCTGGAATGTTCGGTCGCTCATTGATTCAGTTTCTGGTCTATCCGGTCGAGTATCTTCAAAATGTTAGCCAGCTTCTCATTGTTGGCGCTCTCCCTCAGCTCCAGCTCCCGGATGCGCGGCTGCACTGCCGCAGTCGTCCGGGTGTTTTCATTCACCGCTATCTGGATCGCCGCCACCCACACCCCCATGGCGAAGGCCCCTGCCAAAAGCGCCCACCCCATCTTCACGACGATGTCGAGGCTTTTGAGCCGATTGGATAGGTCAGTCGTTTGTTGACTGCTCATGGTAGGGGTTGCGGTCATGGCGGCAGCAGTCGGATGAATTTCCGGGACTCCTTGAAGTTGCGGGACTTATCCCACACCCCGTCCCCCTCACGGCCACCACTGGCCCCGGTGTTCCCTTCGATGGTTTTGATAACCCCTCTGGCATCATCAGCCACCAAGCCCGTATGGCTCATGTCAAAAGTCACAATGTCTCCCGTCCGCAGTGATGGGATGTCGTCAGCGAACAAAACCTGCAGGCCGCGTTTCTTGGCCCAGTCTTCCAGTCCAAAGGCGGCGGCAGTCTTCGGTCTCCATTTTTCAAATTGAGCAGCGGTTAGCTTCAATGCCGCCAGCACCCCCTTGTCCTGCCCCCATTGCTGAATGCACCAGCAGACAAATGCCGCACACCATGGCCAACCAGTCGGCTGCTCCTTAGCCAAATCACAAGCCGCCTGGTATTCCCTCACCCTCTTCCCACTATTCCGCCCCACTTCACGCACCCCCACCTCGCGGCGGGCGATGTCGATCAGCTTCTGGCGGACGGTCAGGGTGCTCATGATTTGCGAGTCCAGGCCAGCAAAAGGTGAATGATAGTATCGACCATCCATCCCGCCTTCCCCGTCAGGTAGGAGAAGGCCGCGGTGCGGACGAATTGCAGTTTCTCCGGTCCCTTTTCGAAGCGGGCATCCGCCGACTTGATCGATGACACGATCAGGTTGATCACATCCTTGTTATTATCCGCCAACCAAGTGGCAAGGTATTTGAGCAGATAGGTTTTCATGGCAGAAAGCGCAGGCTTTTCAGGAGTTGCAGGGCGGTATCTTCTTCGGTGGCTTGTCGTTCCAGCTCCGTCTCAGTGCGGGGGATCAGCGGAGTGTATTGGAGCGGTTCAGGTTGGATCGGCTTGGCCGGGGTTTGGATTGGATAGGCTTTGAGGATTTGCGCTGCTTCCCGATGCCCCGCGCAGCTAGTCAGACTCACCGAAAAGATTAACGCTGCCCTTAGTAACCATCCGCAGCCCGACCTGAAGAATCCCTGCAGCCATAAGCACAAGGTCCGCATGGTCAGCGATCCACGGCGCGAGGCCCGGAGCGAAGGAGCCAACCGCACCGGCCAGGGTAACCAAGACCCCGGCAAAGGCAGTCTTGGATTTGAAAATGGATTTTGAGCTGCTGATTTCATTCATGACAGGGAAATTCATGGGTTCACCGGAACGGCCTCCTCGATGGGGTTTAAGATTTTCAGCTTCTCCACATCCGCAGCGGATGAAGTAGCGGCCCGCGAGGTTTCCTCTTTAGCCAGAATGCGGGTCGTGCTCTCGCTGGTGCGGAACATCGACGTTGCCGCCTCCGTCACCGCTTTGACTCCATAGTAATTTGCAATCTTCCCAGGGATCACCGTCTCATCCTTGCCAGTGTCATTATAACTCAGCGTCCCCAGCGGCCCAGAATAACTGGCAGTCTCCCCGGCTGACTTCGTAAAGATCGATCCGCCCAGAGAAACCACAGACTCCCCAGAGCGGATCAGAGGCCGCACCGTGCAAGCGGCACACGCCAGCGCCAAGAAGGCGGATAGGGCGGCGATTGCTCGGAGCATGGGCGGACCTATCGCTTTTTATCGGGCTTCTTGCAATACTGGATTTCTGTCTGATCAGAAATAAAGGAACATTCGGAACATTAGGCACACTAAGAACTTGCGGCACATTGGGAACCCCATACTTTTCACCCATGGCAAAACTCAGCACCTCCCAAGCTGCCAAGAAACTCAACATCAGCCGCCAGCACGTCGTCCGGCTATGCAAGGCCGGGGTGCTCACCGGCTCCCGCCTCCATGACAAAAGCTGGTGGCAAGTCGAGCTGCCAAAGAAGGAGGGCGACCCATGAGACTCCTCAACGCCCTGATCAACCTCGGTCTCCAGCTCATCGCCGCCGCCCTCGCCATCATCGCTATCCCGCCGGCCATCTGCGCCGCCGTCATCCTCTTACTAGCCTCCACCATCTCCCATCATGCAGACCACCAAGTCCCACGATAGCCTCGGCCGCACCCGCCGCGTCAGCCAGGGTGGTGCCGGTCCCAAGCCCCTGCCCAGCAAGGATGCCCCCAAGGCCGGAGAGTTTGACCCCCGCCCCCCTGACCACCTGGAAGCCCACGGCCTCAAGTTCTGGGACGATGCCGTGGAGTGCTTGCTCCTCATGGGCTTCATCGACGCCGCTGACCGCATCTTCCTGATCCACGCCGCCGAATCCTTCCAGCTATACAAGGAATGCCGGGATTCCATCCAGCTAGATGGCCGCACGGTCTGCGACAATCAAGGCAACGTAAAAGCCCATCCCCTCATGAACACCATGCTCAAGTCAGGGAAGGACTGCTTCAGCTACCTCTCCAGCCTCGGCCTCACCCCATCCGCCCGCGCCAAGTTCGGTGGCAACGTCAAGGAAGACGACCCCTTCGCCGAACTCCTAAAAGCCCAGCGCGGTAACTGAATGCCCACCAAGCCGCCCCAGCACAGCCTGCCCAAATTTTCCGCGCCATCCCACTCCCGGCAGGTTTACGATCGCCAAACCCGGCGGATGACCACCGGCCTGCGGATCGCCTCCGATCTCCGTAATTCCAATTTCTGGAAAAGAGTCAGGCTCACCTACATCTCGCGGAATCCAATCTGCGAAAACCCCCACGGCTGGCACGGAGAGTTCCCCCCGCCCGCGCAGGAAGTCCACCACAAGCAAAGCCTGCAGACCGCCCCGCACCTCGCCTACACCCACTCCAATCTGATGGCCCTCTGCGTCAAGTGTCACGCCAAATACAGTCAGGAGGAACGGAATGCGTGAGCTTGCTTTATTCGCAGGCACTGGCGGCGGCATCCTTGGTGGCCACCTCCTCGGCTGGCAGTGCGTTTGCGCCGTCGAAAAAGATCCCTTTGCCAGATCAATCCTTAACCAACGGCAGACCGATGGGCACCTGCCACCATTCCCAATCCATGAAGACGTTATCACATTCGACGGAAACCAATGGCGTGGAAAAGTGGACATTATCAGTGGAGGATTTCCCTGCCAAGACATCAGTGAGGCGGGGCAAATCAACGGGAAGCGCGAAGGCATCGACGGCATCCGCTCCGGCCTTGTGCGGGAAATGCTACGCATCATCGGCGAAGTCAGGCCGCACTACGTCATTGCAGAAAACTCCAAACGACTGCGGAAGCGTGGCCTTGCTTTTATCCTCTCAGAACTTGCCGGAATGGGGTATGATGCGAGGTGGGGAGTTATCGCCGCTTCCGACGCCGGAGGGAATCACAACCGGCCGCGTATGTGGATTGTGGCCAACACCCCTGGCCAGCGATCACCGATTCCGCAGGAAGTCAGCGAACTGGCGGGGCGGCGACATCGTCAGCCGGATGAATGCGGCGCGCGACCGGTTCGGCCTGACTGGTGGAGTGCCGAACCCGGACTGGCTAGAATGGATGATGGGTCTACCCATCGGGTGGACCGCACCCGGTGCATTGGCAACGGACAGGTTCCGGGCGTGGTGCCGCTTGCATGGCATTACCTCGGCCCTCACTGATTGACCCCATGCCAGCCAAGCGCCACACCGCCCCGGCAGAAGACCCCGCCACCGCCTATGCGCGGTCCGTCCTGTCCGGCGAGACTCCGGCAGGGAAGCTCGTCAAGCTAGCCTGCCAGCGGCATTTGAATGATCTGGATCGGCAGGGCACCGCCGATTTCCCCTACCTCTGGCAGCCTGACCGTGGCGGAAACCTCGATGCCTTCTGCCTCCTCCTCCGCCAATACACCGGCGAGTGGGCAGGCCAACCCCTTAGCCTCGCCCCCTTCCAGAAGTTCGTCGCCTATTCCATTTTTTCCTGGGTGTATGCTGACAGCGGGATGCGTCGATTCAAGACCGCCGTTATGAGAGTGCCCCGGAAGAACGGCAAAACCTGTTTCGCCGCCGCCATCGCCCTTTACCTGCTAGCCCTCGATGACGAGCCGGGTGCTCAAATCTTCGCCGCCGCCACCAAACGGGATCAGGCCCGGCTCGTCTTCCGGGATTCCTGCACCATGCTGCGGAAGGCCCACCAGAAAGTCCGCGCCCGGTTCGTGGAAAAGGTCAGCGTCCTGGAGTTCCCTTCCACTAATTCCCGGTTTGAACCCCTCTCCGCCGACTCCGACAAGCTCGATGGCCTGAACCCCCACGCTGCCATCTGTGACGAAACCCACGCCTGGCCCTCCCGCGATCTGTGGGACGTCCTCCAGTCCGGCATGGGTGCCCGCCGCCAGCCCCTCATGCTGGACATCTCCACCGCCGGGAACAACACCCACTCCTTCGCCTACGAAACCCACAAGCGTGCAGAGGATGTCCTAAACGGAACGCTCCACGACGAGGCCTTCTTCGCCTACATCGCCATGGCCGACCCCGAAGACATCGACCACTGGGACGATCCATCAGTCTGGCGCAAAGCCAACCCCGGCTACCTCACCATCAAGCCCCGCCACTATTTCGAGACAGAGGTATCCAAAGTCCGCGCCACCCCCTCCGCCCTTCCTGACTTCCTGACAAAGCAGCTCAACATCTGGGCCAACGTGGCAGAGCGGTGGCTTGATCCCGACGACTGGAAAAAGGGCGGCTGCGAAGACCTCGCCGAAAAGCTCAAGGGCCGGAAATGCCACGGTGCCCTCGATCTCGCCAAGGTCAGCGACCTCTCCGCCTTCGCCCTCGTCTTCCGCCCTGACGAAGTCTTCCGCGCCATCGGCATCCGCAAGCACGCCGCCCTAGTCTACCACTGGTGCCCCGGCGACGACATCGCCACCCGCACCCGCGAGCACCGCGTGCCCTACGAGAGCTGGAAAAAGGAAGGCTGGATCAATGCCACCGCAGGCAACACCACCGACTTCGTCGCCCTCCGCCACGGCATCCAACGGATCTGCGCTGACTACGAAGTCACCGACGTAGCCTTTGACCGATGGGGATCGCTCGAAACCGTCCAGCACCTCCAAGAAGACGGGATGCAGGTCTTTGAGTTTGGCCAAGGCTACAAATCCATGGGCGCCCCCACCTCAGAGTTTGAGCGGCTCGTCAAAGGCGGCCACCTCCTGCACGATGGCAGTCCCCTCCTCGCCTGGGAGGCCGGCAACGTAACCTGCGAGATGGACCCCAGCGGAGCCATCAAGCCCAACAAAAAGCGCAGCCGCGAAAAGATCGACGGCATCGTCGCCGCCGTCATGGCCCTCGGCCGCTGCATGGCCCAAGAGGAAGTAGTAGCCGCCCCCACGGTGTGGGTAGCCTAGATCAAGTCCCCGCCTGATGCGCCCGTTCAAAACGCGCAATCGCCCCCTCCTGCGTCAGCGGCTTGGGCGTCTTGACCCCAGCCTCCCATTTCTCCAAAGCCGACTTGCTGATCCCCAGCAGTTCCGCGACCTTAGCCTGGGTCAGGTTTAATAATTGCCGCTGGGCGATGAGATGTTCAGAGAATGTCATTTGCCAGTTGCGGTTTGGTGGATCACAACGGCATGAGGGGCGACGCCGACAGCGGTCTCCATGACCTCGCAGTAACGGCCTCCGGCTTTGTGTTCCTCTGCCGTCTTGATGGCTTCGCGGCGGGAGGAGAACGGAGCCGCTACCTCGGTGCGGCTTCCGTCATGGATGTTGATCTGCCGGACGGTGTAGATTGATTTCATTGAATTGGTTCTGGTTGGTGGTTTTTGGGGAAGGTCATGATCAGGAAGTAACTCATCGACGGTTGCAGGCTTGCCACAGCAAATCAATCTTCCGTTGATTGGCGCTTTTCCATGCAGCCAGCGCCTCATGCATGGCAACGTGCGCCGTCGCGGCATCACAGTTGACCGTCAGAATGTCGTCCTCCTGCTGGGTAAGCTCACGCCATGCTGCGGCGTTTAATGCGGCACAAGCAGCTCGCAGCTCGTTGAGTGCTGCCATGTGTGCGGCTGTCGGTGGCATTTTTTTGGTGGTGGTCATGGTCGGTGATTAGTTGGCCGGGGGATCGAACCCCAGCGGGTTGGTTAAATCTTAGAGAGCCGACAGATTGACCTTGGCCAGAATCTCCCTGCCGCGTCCGTTGTTGCGGAGACGCTGAAGGGCACTGTCGTGCTCACGGGCAAACCAATAGTTGCCGTCAGTCCATGCGTCCCGGATCATCCCCTTGGCCTTCCGACCGAAATGGTTACGTACGTAGATGAGTGCGGTAATCTGATCGGAGGTGAGTTGAGTTGTCATTGTGGTTGGTTGTGACCTTCGGGATGATCCCCTCCGGTGTTTGCATTATCGCACCTTTTACGACACAGTCAACACTTATCATCGCACTTTTTACGATTTCTTTTCCGATCAATAATCCAACATCCTCTTCACCATCTCCACCATCTCCCACCGATTACAGGTCGTCCGCCCCTCCAGCCTGACAATAATCTGGGCAATCAACCGCAGCAGGCCCGCGTCCGTCATCCCGGCAGCGTGCGCGGCGCGGATCGTTTTATCGGCGTTGGCTTGGAGGGTGGTCATCCGGCAATTTGAGTTGCTGTCTTTTGCTCATCTGTTAGCTTATTCCAGTCATCAACGGCCCGAAAGAATTTCACCCCCAGCCGGGCGGCTGGGTCTCCGTTCTTTTTAATCTTGCATGGCCCCCCGAAAAAGGGATGGAACTCAAAGGTGAATCCCTTGTATAGGTAGACGTTGGCCACACTCACAATCGTATGGCATCGGCCGGTTTTATCTCTTAGGAAGTGGTCGCTCATGGTTTTGTGTTTGGCGTTTACTCAAAGGGATTCGCCTCAATGGCTTTTGTGATCTCATCCAAAATATCCAAAGCGTCTTCTACCGCGCAGGCTTGAAAGAATCCCCATGCGCTCTCGTCCTTCCAGTCTTTTCCGATCCTTGTCTTCCTCACTCGCGGTTCCTCGTCGCCGTCTTCGCAGACCAAAACTCTTGAGTAGTGGCCGGTGGCGAGTAGCGCGGAGACGATGGTGATTAATTCTTGTCTGTCGTATTGGTCTTTCATGATGTTGTTTTAGTTGTGGGTTATCCCTCAAAAATAACAGAGTGCTGCACCAGCCGCCGCTCAATCGCCTCAGCCGTCCCCTGATCCACTCCTTTCCCGGCCGCGATCTTCGCCGCCAATCTCCCCGGCCCATGCTGCGCCGTCCAGCAGGTCAGGATCAGTGATGTATTCCGGTGCTCCAACAGCTCAAAAAGCTTCTCGGCGAAAGCCTCCGTAAACCTCACCTCCGCCAAGTCATCGATCACCAAAAGCGGCACATTCCGCAGACTGGACAGGGTTTTCCGCGCATCGTCCCGCTCTGCCCCATCCAGCATGGCCGCATTGAGCGCCAGAGCACGCAGGGCGGCCCCGGTGAGCCACCGGAAGGGGATTGCCGCAGACAGCACCATCAACGCCATACAGTGCGTTTTCCCGCAGCCAGACGGCCCATGGATGCCTAATCCCGTTTGCCCCACTTTCGGTAGCCAGACAGCGGCTTGCCGGAGCCGGACCGAAACGGATTCGATTTGGGCGGCTTGGTAGGCTGGCGGGACGATCTTTTCCCAGGCATCGCGAAAGCTACGCGCGGCCTTCGCAGTCGCCTCCTCAAGTGCACGTTTATCATCACAGGCCTGGCACAGGCAGGCCAGGCCGGCCAGCAGCTCACGGCCCAGAAAGATCACCGCCTCGCGGGTCACGGCAACGCCGCAGATGGGACAGGGTGCGGTGCGGGTCATGCTTTGAGTTTCCATTTATCGGGTTGGAGTGGTCCGTATTGATTTTCGATTGGTGCCGCAGACGCCAGCTTGCTGCATTCCATGCTATCCAGATTGATCCCCTTCCAGTTTGAGCTGATCGCCGAAGCCACCCGGTCACAGACCGCCCTGATTCCGTGCGTGCCGATGTAGGCCATCATCTGGTTGGCCCCCATCCGCGCCGCCTGCTCCGTCCATGGATACTTCAGCGCCCCCTTGGCGGCGGCTCTGGACTGGCGGTAGGCCTGCCACTCGGCCCATGCCGTCACCGCTTCGGCTGGCGCACCCTCCGGCAAGGTCACGGATTCAGGATCGCCATTATCATTTCCTGATAAGGAAATGATATTCTTCTCTTCTCTTCTCTTCTCTGGTAACGGTTTTTGTAACGGTGCGGGTGTTACATTTGTAACGGTGCCAGCGTTACATTCGCGGGATTTTGCCACCCTCCTGTTCGTGTTTGCCCGTGCTTTTGCGGTTTGGCCATTGTGCCGGTCAAAATGCCCTATGGCCAGCATCCCCTCGCGCTCACTCATCCAGCCAACATCCTGCATCGCCACGATGAAATTTGTAACGCCAGTGTAACGGTCAAGTAACGCTCGGACCGTTACATTTGCGTTACCGTCGTCGGTATGATTATCGAACCAAGTCCACACGCGAATGAGTTTACCCACCACCGCGTCAGGGTCGATCCCAAGAATCTGCGCCATCTCCATCACCTCCGGCTTGTCCGGTAGGGAGTGTTCAATTTTTATCCAGTCGCCAGCCATAATAATTGTTTGGTTTTGATTGTTTGAGAAATTTAACCTGCTCCGTGGATCGGGACCGACGCAGGTGGATCGGCATTCAGAGGGCCAGTGTCCTCACCCTTCCCATCGCTCTCACGGTTTACGAAGTGGTTAGCTGCGTCAGGCTCAACGCGGCCCGGATCGCATTAATGGTTGCCAGCTTACAGCAGTCCCTTGGCTGGCATCGCAGCACCCGCCAGCCTTGGGTGGCGGCCGCGTTT